TCTTCTGCTTTTGCTATTGCAGCTTCTCTATTTCTATACCAAACTAATAAAGCATATCCAGCAATAGCTCCAAATAATGTACCTATACCTAATGCACTTCCAGTCATCATTGATAACAAATCTGCTACCTTTTGTAAGAATGGTACAAATACACCACCTATGCTTGTAGTAATACCTTTAAATTGATTTGCTAAATCCGTTACTTGTCCATTTATTTTTTGTTGTTGTGCAAATTCTTTAACTTTATCATTAAGTTGCTCTTTATTAATTTTAGTAACATCCAATCCAGCTTCCATAGCCTTCATAGCTTCTTCTTTTTCCTCAGTAGTAAGATTAGCAAGTTGTTCTCTAATTCCTAATTGTTTATTAATTTGCTCTATACTCATACCAGCTGCTTTAGCTAAAGCTTGTTGAGTAAAGTAATCTTTCTTTCTAAAATCCCCACTTCTTTGAATTTGGTCTACAATTTCCTGATTAGCTTCTACAATTTTATTATCAGCTGCCAATCCTCTTGCTCTACTTAAATTAAATTGACCTCCTACAAATGTTGCTGCTGTTAATTCATCTCCAATACTTTGTTCAAAATCTAATAAATTTTCTGCAACTTTACTTACTTCTTTTAAAGATGTACCCAATCTATTTGCTTCAATAGCTTGGTTTTTAAGTAAATTAATATCTCCTTTAAAAAACTTAGAAGTAGTTTCCGCATTTTCTGCAATATCTTCTAATACCTTTTGAGGAGATGCTCCTGCTTGCTGAGCTAATGAAGCAACTTGCATTTGTAAATTAGCTGCAGTTTCGGCACTATATCCACCAATTTGTTGAAATATTCCTTGAACTTTTGCAGCAGTATCTCCTGTTACTCCCGTTCTAGCTGCAACAGTTGAAAGAGCTTTTAATGTTTCTTCTGAAAATCTTGCTGCTGCACTGAAACTTTTAGTCAACCCTTCCATTACATCGTAAACAGTCTTAGCTTCAACTCCAAATTTACGCATTGATACCTCTATCTCATGCACTTGGTGTTGCAACTCAGCCGTTTGTTTTACTGTTAATCCGGTAGTTTTTCTAAATTCTTCAGCAGATTTATCTAAATCATAAAATGCTTCTGCGGCCAAACCAATTACAGCAAATGATAAAAGTAATGGGGATGCTGCTCTTAGTGCAGTTAATATTTTTCCAAGACCTTTATAACTTTCCGTAATACTTTCGGGCAAGTCTTCTCCTAATTCCGTAATGTTTTCTTGTATTTTTTGGTATCGTTCCGCTTGCTTTCTTAAATCTTCAGTTTGCTTAAATGCTATTCTAGCTGCTTGTGCTTGCTCTTTATTTAAGCCTACGATTGATTTTTCAAATTCTAATCTTCTTTTTGTTTCTTCAGTAATACCAAAAAGTTCTTGCTTAGCAGTTATAGCTTCTTCGGCTGCTTCAAGTTGAGCCTCTGCTATTTTAGATAAAGTACCTTCTTGAGAACTTAATATTTTTCTTTCTTTTTCTGATGCGTTTATTTGTTTTTTCTTTGATTCGGCTATTAAAGTTGTTACAGATAAATATCCACTTGTTATTTTGCTATTTTGTTGATTTACACCTAACAACTTTTTCATCTCCGGAGTCATTTTTGAAATCTCCGTTTCAGTTTCTTTTAAATATTCATTATATCCATCCTGTGTACTTAATAAATCTTCCCAAGTATCAGAATATTCTTGTGCCTGTGCTTCTACTTCAGAAAGTTTATTTAAAGTTTCTTTTAACTTATCAAGATGTTCAGAATCTTTTTTATTTCTTTTTTCTAATCTTTTAATTTCATCTTGACCTGCTATGGCAATACGTTTGTTTCGTTCTTCAATACGTTTGAGAATTTCATCTTGTTCTTGTAACAAGCGTGCTTGTTGTTGTAATTCAGCAGTTGTTAAGTTTGTTGCCATTATAAGTTTTTAGGTACTAATCCTATTTTTACTAAATCATTAAACACATCAGGATTTCTTTTTTTTACATCTCTAACAATATCTGTAGCTTGTAGTCCTAATTTATCGTAGTCTTTTTGTAATCTCTTTAATACAGGATCATTATCCACTATTTTTTGAATTTCATATGGAGTTTTTGGCTTTTTAGCAAACAATCCCCAAAATTCATTTAATTTTGATTCGGATATTTTATATTTTTTCATTTTACTATTGTTTTGATATAGTTGTACGATTATAAATATCTTATAACAAAAAAAGTTAGGATTTTGAGAATTATCTCTGTATCCTAACTTTTGATTGTTTTGATTGATTTACTTTTTTAATCTCTTCTGCTTCTTTTTTCTTAACTTCTACAAGTTTATTATAGTAGAACAGTCTAAGCTTTGTTGGCAATTGATACAAATCCATAACAGAAAATCCGTTACCATATTGTACCATTTCAAAGATTTGCGTATGTAATAAAACGCTATGATTAGATGGAAGGCCAAAAAAATGATACCCCCATAGTGATAGGTGCCTCCTCCACCTCACCATCATCATGAGTATATTCAAATTTCATATTCATATCAGGAGTAATACTTTTTACATATTCTCTAAATGCTCTAGCTTCTCTAGCTAACATATTATTAACGAATTTATTAATAGTTGCTAAATCATTCTTACCATCTACTGATAGAATTTGATGTCTTAATCTAGTACTGATATCCGATGATACATCTTTGTTTATTTTCTTAAGTGCTTCAATATCTTTATCAATTAATTTTTCAGTACCATGTGTTATTATTTTAAATGTAATTTTTGTACCACTTGCAGTAGTATATTCAAATTCATTTTTGTTTTTAAATAATGAAAAATCAACTTCTTTTGTTTGAACTTGAGATAAATCAACTGATGCTTCTATCGAGTCTCCTGCTTTTGAAGAATAAAAGGTAAATGAGTAATCAGGTCCATATCCCAATAAACGAGTTGCTAAAAGAATAGCATTTTTATCACCAACAATAATATCATCAGCTTTCACACCATCTAATAAAATAGACTCAAATAAAGTATCAATCGCCAATCCTTTTTTAATTAAATTTGAGGATGATAAGATATCTTCTTCTTTTGCAGTCATTAATTTTATTCTAACTTGCCCAGATGATAATGGGTTTTCTTTTGGATAAACCAATCCTTTTGATGGAAGGTCTAATACTTCCGTTGGAAAATCATAAACTTTTTCAGTCATAACGTAATTTGTTTTGTATATATAAATACATTCTTTTAAAAAAATTAGAAAGCACAAAAAAGGGGATATTTTGGTATCCCCTTTATTTTTATTATTTTTAGATTAGTATTCTAAGATAGCGTAATCGTAAGATAATGTTAATGTGATTTCTGCTGGGTCACTAGAACTAAAGTCTAATTGTCCAAAGTTTGCCTGAAGAATGAAAGCTCCTTTAAGTTTCCATTGTTCTATTTTATCACCAACAGGTCCTAACATATAGATATCTACATCTTTTTTGTAGAAATCAGCGTATCCATCTCTACCAGTAATAGACTCATGTGATAATCTCACCCACTCCATTACCGCTTGTGCTCCAGAAGGAACAATTGGGTCATAAAGAGTGATTTCCAAATCTTGCCACTCACCTTTACCTTTCAATTGTCTTTTAACGTTGATATGGTTAAGAGTTACTTTCTCAAAGTTGATTTGTGGTCTATTTGCTGTTTTAATCAAATAAGATTGAATACCATCAATTTCCATGATGTATCTATTCTTCATCTTAGGTTCGAAGTTCGTATAGAACATCTTATCAAATTCTAATATTTCTGCCATTTTATTCCTTTTATTTTATATTAATAAATATCTACTTTGTTTATTTTCAAATTATGCGTTGAAACTAGCTCCAGTAGGTAAGATGTTGAAATCAATTACTATGAATTCAGCTGTCTTAGCCGGTTGTAAGAATACTTGTCCTGCTAATATGTTTCTATCGATAACATCAGGAGTGTTGTTAGTTTCATCCATCACAACTTTGAATGCGTATAAACCTTGTCTTTGTTGGATTGCCTCTAAATAAGGGTTTACAGTATTTAAGAAACGATTTCTAGTTGTAGATGTATTTTGTTCAAACACTAAGTAACGAGATGTAGAAGCGATAAACTTCTTCATAGTGATAAGTAATCTTCTTACATTAATTCTATCTAATGCAGATGCTTTATCTTGTAATGTCTTTTGTCCGAATGCTACAATACCTTGTCCAGGGAATGCTGCGATTGGGTTAACTTTACCTTCATATAAAGTGTCTCTCTCTGCATGTGTTAATCTATTCAATACTGAAACTGCTCCAGTGATACCACCTCTATTTAAACCAGCAGGTGCGAACCATTCTGCTGCTAATCTATCATTACTTGCGTAAACCGCTGGTAATAATACTGATGGTGGAACTGCTAACAATTTGTTTGTGTTAGTATCGATTGTTTTAACCCAAGGATAGTAAGTACCTACATAGTTGCTATCAACTGCTGCTGCTTGGTCTACTACATTTTGAATTGTATCTGCTGATGTTGCGAAATCAGCGATATAGAATGCATCTTGTCTACTTTCAACCATATCAATTACAGCTGTTGTAGTTGCTGGATGTAATCTTCTAATAACTCCAGGAGTTACTACCATATTAATATCCCACTCATCTGCGTTAGAAATTGCTTCAATTGCTTTTAAATATGCTACTGAACCACTTGCTGCTGATGTTGATAAGTTAAATCCTTGCGTATTAGCTTCACTAATATTAGCTCCTAAGTTAATTGAAACAGTAGGGTTAGTACCATCAAAACCACCTTGGAAACCTAATACAAATTGTCTCTTAGCCATATCTACTGATTTAGAACCAGTCATTTGATATGTTAATTGTGCATCAAATCCGAAATCAACATTTGCACCTACAACTACTCCATCAGGAATTGGTTTTAAGTATTGTTCGTTATCCATATATACACCTGCAGTTTCAAAATCAAAACCACTATAATAGATTGGAGATGCTGCTGAGTTATTTGCTGAACCAGTTTGGAATACTACTGCTGGTACTTTACTTGCATCACCCTCATCAGTTAAAATTGGGTTCATATATGCTCCATGTCCAAATGGTGCTGCTGAAATTGGGAATGTACCTGCTTCAGATACTTGTACTCTAATATATTTAGATTGATTAGCGTAATCACCATTTTCAGTAATTTTACCACTATCATCAATTGTCCAATGTCTGTCACCAATTCTTCTAGCTATGTAGTTAGGAGAGTTAGGGTCTAAGTTTACGTTAGAGAATGTCTCAATTACACTCTTTCTCTTATCAGTATCTCCATAAGAACGAACAGTTACAGTGAATGTAGAATAATCAGTTGCTCCATCTTCACCAGCTGCTTTTACAGAAGAAATACCTACTTTGTATTTAGTATTATAATTTGTACCATCACCAATAGTAGCAAAATTAAATAAATCATATCTTTGTCCGTTGATTAATTGAGATTTAACCATTGGAGTTTCAGCGTAAGTAGCATCGTATGTATAATCTTGTGTTGGTAATACACTACCAGATACAGTATAAGTACCTAATGTACTTGCTACATTTTCAAAGTAAGTATAAGTGTATGCAGCTTTAGGTCCAAATGGTGATTCACCAAACACATCATTCAAATCCGACATAGATGAAGGTAAAATTGATGATGATACATTTGTTGAGCTACCAGTTGTTCCAGTAATAACAAATGAGCCAGAAATACCTGCTACAGTTGCTCCTTGGAAACCATAATGTTGGTATCCATTAGATGTAGAGTAAAGTACTCCAACTAATTTACTATTAGAGAATATACCCAAAGGTGCTGTTTGGTAGTAACCACCAATACCACCAACTCTTACGATGGTAGCTTGTCCAGCTTCTCTTAAATAGTTTTGTACTGCATATTCAGTATAGTATGTTCCATCTACCTTACCAAACTTATCCTCAAATTCTGATTGAGTTGTTACGATTGTAGGGATGAAAGCTGGTCCTTCTTTTAAAGGTCCTATAAATGCTGCTCCGATTTGTCCAATTCCTTGTGAAAGGAACGATAAATCATTTTCTCTGGTAAATACCCCAGGGGATACAATTCTTTCTGCCATGTTATTTATCCGATTATATTGTTTTTAAATGCTACTTTTGGATATACACCAAAATACAGGTATAAATATAAAGAAAATGTTCAAAACATAATTTATTTTTAAAACTATGCTTTGAACATTTAAAATAATATATTTCAGAGTATATTATACAGGTGGTGCATCAGGTATATTACTACCAGATGTAGGAGACCAAGGGAAATTAGCTTGAGCAACTTCCGTTTTTTCCCATTTTAAAGTATCTATGTGTTTAGTAATTTGCTCATTAATATGCTCCCAATAATGAGGATATACTGCATCTGAACCACTTACTACATTTTTAATCCATCCTAATACCGTTTCTTCGGTAAGTTCTTCATATGGAACAAATGAACCAGTTTGCATTTCATTTATATCAAATGGAGTTGCTCCAGTAAATGTTCCCACATATCCTTCCTCATCAGTACCATTTAATCTCCAGCTAGTACCAATAATAACATGCTCTAAATCATTTGTGTTTTGTCTTCTAAGGCCTGTTAATGTCCAATCGTATGTTAATGCCATAATTTTGTTATTTTATATAAATATGTTAAATTTTGTTTTTTAATTCTCTAATTTCTGCTCTTGCTTCATCCAATTCAGCTTTCAATTCCTTAACTGCCTCAACCAATAATGCTGAAATCTTATCATACTTAATTGTTTTATATGTCTCAGACCAGATTGGTTTGTGGTTAGCTGCTTGTTCAGCCGTTAACGTATCTTCATCTAATCTTGTTTTATACTCATCAATCAATAATGGTTCAACTGCTTCAACCTCTTGTGCAATCAATCCAATATCAAGATTACCAGCTCGTTTTGTTTTTTTGTTTACAGCTTCATCATTCCATACATACGTTACACCCCTAATCTTTTGAATTTTATCCAAAGCGTTAGGAATTGTTATGATATTTTCTTTAAGTCTAATATCCGAATAGTATGCAATAACGTTACCACTTGCTCTCAAATCACCACTTACATATAATCCCCAGCTATCAGTATATGCTCTCCAAGATGATGCATATGCCAAATAAACGTTACCATTTGTATATGCTAAAAATGACCAACCTTGCGATGGATGATAGAAACCACAAGGTGCACCAGTACCAGCTGTATGAAGCATCAATGTCATTGAACCATCAACTCTCCAACCAGAATATCCGTTTTGGTTACCACCCATATACCAAGAACCATAATCACCACCATGTCCAGTCAAATATTTACTACCATCGTATCTATAATAGAATGTACCACCATAAACTCTATTATAGAAATATGCAATTGGGTTACCATTCTCACCACTAATGTAACATTGAGTGCTATCACCAGTTGAGTTATCCATAATTCTCAAATACGAATAAGTGTTATTGTTATTTGCATCCAATCTTAATGT